CACGAAGCTGTGGGTGACCACCTACAACTGCCTGGCCGACCGGCCAGGGTGGGGCGGCAAGGTCGGAGACGACAACAAGGTGATCGCCGCCGCGGCGGCCTCGGTCTACCTGCTCACTGAAGCCACCAAGCGGATACGCAACGCGATCCGCAAAGCCAAGAAGGGCGGCGCGGCCCGCTGGCTGGTGTGGAACCGCACCGACGACCACGACCAGACCATCCTATTCGACCGCACCAAGCAGGCCCACACCACCAAGGACGCAATCAGCCTCGGCGGCTATCACGGCGCAGTGCTGGCGATCCTGACCCACCGCGTCACCGGGCAGAAGATCCAGTTTGTCACCGTGCACCTGCAGCCCAAGAAGCTCGCCGACGAGGCCTCGCGCAAGAAGGCATTCGTGAAGCTCATGGGCGAGATCGACAAGACCCTGCCAGTGATCATCGGCGGCGACTTCAACTCCGAATCGGTCGAGGCCTGGGCCAAGCCGTACGGCTTCACGGCCGCCAGCACCAAGGCCACCACCGATCATGGCCGGCGCCTCGACTACCTGCTGATCCGTGGCGGCTCCTGGACCAAGACCGAGATCCACAACCCCGGCACCGCCTCGGATCACCTCGCGGTCCGGGCCCACGCCGCCATCCCCGCGATTCCCACCACCTGAGCAGGAGGCTCACATGTCCACCGAGATTGTCCCCACCGCCACCCGGATCGCCGCCAAGCGTGGCTTCGTCCGCACCGCCGCCCAGTCGCTGTCCGCCGCCATCCCCACCTCCGCGATCGCCGTCACCCTCTCCGGAGACTGGGCGCTCGGCCTCGGCCTCGGCCTCGCGGGCGGCATCGTCACCGCCCTGCTGGCCGGCGCCGCGTCGTACCTGTCGATCATCTCCAAGGGCGTCCCCGAGGAGTACATCGCCGCCGGAATCGCCGAGGACTGACCCATGTCCCGCCGGGTCGTCGCGCTGATCGTGGCGGCCTGGCTGGTCATTGCCCTGCTCATGCTCATCATCTACTGATCGGAGACCCTGATGGCTACCAAGATCACCGCGGCGCTGGCCGCTGCTATCGACACCGCCGCGACCAATGCGGCGACCACCGCTTTCGCCTCGACCGCCGGGGCGGGCACCACGCTGGAGATCCGCACCGGCGCCGCCCCCGCGACCCCGGAGACCACCGCGACCGGCACCCTGCTGGCCACGGTCACGGTCGGGTCGTGGACGGGCACCTCGGACGGCTCCGGCAATGTCACCGCCGGCAATCCGGCCGCGGTGACGATCGCCGCGACCGGGACCGCCGGGCACTTCCGGCTCAAGACCTCCGGCGGCACCGCGCTGCTGGACGGGTCGGTGGGCGAGTCCGGCTCCGGCGCCGACCTGATCCTGGACGACGCCGACCTGGTGGCGTCCGGCAGCCTGGACCTCGGAGCTCCGACGCTGACCATCCCGGTCACCGCGAACGTCGCTTGAAGGGCTGGGCCAGGGGCACCCGCGACTGAACTGGACGCCGCGGCGTTCGCAGCCGCGATGTCCCAGCGCACGATCTTCGCGCACCAGTCGGTCGGCTGGCAGGTCATCCAGGGCACCAACGCCCTCGCCGACGACCTGGGCCAGCCCGACCCGCTGGTGATCGATGTCGAGACCGGCACCATCCCACCGACCGGCGGCTACCTGGGCCACTGGTACGTGTGGGAGAACGGCGACGGGCTCGGCAAGATCACGGAATTCGACTCGATGATCCGCGGCGGGCTGCACGCCGACGCCGATGTCTTCGTGCTGAAATTCTGCTACGCCGACTTGCGGGCGACCTCGGGCTACACCCCGGCGCAGCTCTTCGCCGCCTATGAGACCGTGATCGATGGGCTGATCGCCGACTACCCGGCCAAGACCTTCATCCCGGCGACCGAGACCATCGTCATGGAGGTCGATGAGGACGGCCCCGCGAACACTCTGCGGATGGCCTACAACGAACTGGTCCGCGCCAAGTACGGCCCCACCGGCCGACTGTGGGACATCGCCCGCGCACTGTCCACCGACCCCGAGGGCAACCGGGTCACCACGGTGGTCTCCGGGCAAACGGTCGAGCACCTCTACAGCGGATACGCCTCCGCCGACCAAGAGCACATCTCCGGTCCCGACAGCATCGGCCGCAAGACCGCGGCCACCCCGCTGCTGCTAATCCTCGCCGGACTCTGACAGGAGGTGGACTGGTGGCTGCGACCCGATGGCTCTTCGGTGACGGCGGCGACGGCGACACGCTGACCGCCGCCCTGGCCGGCGCCGACACGATCAACCTGGGCGGCGGCACCGGCGTACTGTCCGACGACCACAGCCTGGACGGCACCGGCCTCGCAGCCCTGATGACCGGCGTCGGATCCGGACACCTGTGGTGGGCGATCGAGGGCCTCACCAGCGACAGCTACGCCATCGACGCCTACGTCGTGATCCCCAGCTACCCCACCACCGACAGCTACATCCTGTGGGCCGGTCCGACCGCGTCCGCCCGCTCGGCTGGCATTCTGCTCCGCACCGGCGGGACACTGCGGATGCTGGGCAACGGCAGCACGGTCCACTGGACCTCCGCCACGCTGCCGACCGATACCGTGCTGAGGATCTCGCTGTACGCGACCTGCTCGGCGACCGCCGGCACGCTGCGCGCCCAGTGGTACGACCTGAGCGTCTCCGACACGGTGCCACAGGGAGACTCCGGCACCATCTCCGGCATCGACACCCAGGCCAGCATCGACCGGATCCGGGTCGGCCGCAAAGCCGCCTCCGTGGCCGGCACCGGCCCGCTATACATCCTGTCCTGGGCCTACGACCCAGCCGCCACCGACCTGATCCCCGGCTGGACACCATCCGGCCCCACGGTCACCGGCGCGCTGGACTCGACCACCCCGACCGGCACGATCACCACCCCCACCGTGGCATGGTCCGGCACCACCTCCGGACTCCCCGAAACCACCGGCGCCCTCACCAGCGCCACCCCCGCGACCAGCATCGCCGCCCCCACCGCCACCTGGACCGGGACCGCCACCGTCCCCAGCTACGGGGGCAGCCTCGACATCGAGCCCGACCTCGACGCCATCACCATCGAGGTGCCGCTGTCCGCATGGTCGGGCACCACTCAGACACCCGGCGCCGCAGGCACCCTGACCACCACGACCCCCGCGGCCACCATCGCGGTCCCGACCCTCGCATGGGCGGGCGCGGCCACCATCCCCGAATCCACCGGCTCACTGGCCGGCGCGCTACCCACCGTCGCGATCACCACCCCGACCTCAGCCTGGGCTGGAGCCACTACCATCCCCGAAGGCGACGGCATCCTGGCCGCCGTCCTGCCGACAGCCCTGATCGGCACACCCGCAGTCGCCTGGACCGGCGGGACCGCCGCGCCGATCTACTCCGGCCTCCTCGACACCGACACCCCCCACGCCCTGGTAGTCACACCCCTCGCCACATGGACCGGTGCCAGCACCCTGCCGGCCGCCACCACGGGAGCGCTCGACGCCAGCCTGCCGGTGGTCACCATCCACACCCCCGCGATGGCCCAAGCGACCGCCGGACCACCCCCGCCCGAGCGCACCCTCCACATCGCCGCCGACGACCGCACGCTGCATGTCGCCTACGAGGACCGCACCATCACGATCGGAGCAGTATGAGAGAGACCGACACCGCCGTCATCGACCCCGACGCCACCCTCGACTACTGCATCGACTGGCATGACTGGCTCACAGACGGCGACACCATCACCACCGCGACCGCCACCGACACCACCGGCAGCACCGAGCCCGCCATCGTCGTCGGCGCGACCACCCACGACGACACCAGCGTCACCGTATGGCTCTCCGGCGGCGTCGCTGGACAGCTGGCGCGCATCACCTGCCGGATCACCACCAGCCAGGGACGCACCGACGAGCGCACGCTGCGGCTCTACATCACCGACCGCTGACACCTCGGCACGCAAACAGCGCCCCCGCTCACCGATCTGGTGAGCGGGGGCGCTGTTTTGCTGCGTCTAGGGGTCGCCAGAGCCTCGGCCACCAGCCGCTCCACCGCCTCCACCCGAATCGACACAGGATAGAACGAGCGTTCGAATTGCGGTAGGTCAGGACCGGACTGCGGCGGGCGCTGGCGGGCGCTGGGGTGCATTAGGGGTGCAGGTCCGCCGACTTGCCCGAGACTTGCCTCTGGCTAGGCATAATACGGTGTCCGAGAGAGGACTTGAATCTCCCTCCACCGGGCGGGTGTAAACTCGCTCCCACTAGGCATTTACCGCTCACTGACTAGGGCATACACCGGTCGGAGGGTCGGGCGGAACCGGGCAGAATCGGACTCCAATATGCACCGCTAGGGGTGCATGGGGGGTGCAAAATCGGGGGAGGGTGGCATGGCAGACCAGGATCGGCGGGACTTCGGCAAGATCAGGCGGTGGCGGTCCGGCCGCTACGGGGCCAGCTATCTCGGCCCGGACGGCGACCGGCACTCCTCGCCGCTGACCTACGACCGCCGCGAGGACGCCGAGGGCTGGCTGCGAGACGAGCGCCGCTACCTCGCCCTCGTCGGAGTCGAGGCGTGGAAGCCGCCGAAGGTCCGCGCCGAGGCTGCACCGAAGGCCGTCCGCGACAAGCGCACCGTGCGGGAGTACGCCGACCACTGGATCGCGACCAAGCGCGCCACCCGCGACATCACCGCCACGACCGCGGAGAAGTACCGGCAGGCAATGAGGATGAGGGTGCTCGACTTCGACGGCTCGCCCGCCCTCGGCGACATCAAGGTGGCCGACCTCACCGACAAGAAGATCCGGGCGTGGTGGCACAAGCTCGACCACGACCACGAGCGGGCCTGCGACCTGGCCTACCAGTCTCTGCGTGCGATGCTCAATTTCGCGGTGGACGACGGCGTGATCGCGGCCAATCCGTGCCACATCAAGGGCGCGGGCGGCACCGGTGCCGAGCGGTCCATCGAGCCGCTGACCCCGGCCGAGATCAATGCCGCTGCCCGCGCGATGCCCGAGCAGTGGGCCATCGGCGTCCATCTCGGCGCGTGGTGCGCGCTGCGGTCCGGCGAGGTCCGCGAGCTGCGGCGCCGCGACGTGCTGCTCGACGCGACCCCGCCCGTGATCCGCGTCCGGCAGGCCGTCGTCAGGGCCGAGGGCAAACTCCAGACCACCAAGACCAAGACCGACGCGGGGATGCGGACGATCCTGCTGTCGGCGCCGATGGTCGCCCGCCTGCGCGCACATCTCGACGACCACGCCCGGCCAGGCCCTGACGGACTGCTGGTCTCAGCCACCGACGGCGGACACATCCACGACGGGACGTGGTGGCGGGCCTGGGACCGCGCCCGTCGCAAGATCGGGCACCCCAGCTTCCGGTTCCACGACCTGCGGCACACCGGGCTCACCTACGCAGCGACCGCGGGAGCCACGATCCGCGAGCTACAGGCGATGGCCGGCCACACCACCCCGGCGATGGCGATGCGCTACCAGGAGGTGGCCAGCGCGCACATGGCCGGAGTGGTCGAGCGGCTGGGCATGCTCGACGCGCCGACCGAGGGCAGGCGCGCGATGAAGATCAGGCGGATACGGCGGGGCGGGTAGACCCTCGATCCGTGGTCGAGACTGTCGGCGTCAGCCTCCACCCTCGTCTCACCGGCGACGATGCCGGGCTTATCGGGAGGCCGAGACAAAATGCAGGATGCTGTGACTGTGGGGGAGTTCGCGGAGTTGGCCAGGGCGTGCGGGATGAGCCCGTCAGCGTTCCTGGATCGAGCGCTCGGCGGCGTCGAAGATCGCCCGGCGGGTGACGCCGAGAGTCCGGCAAATCTCGGCGAAGATCGGCATGGGGATGTCGCGCTTGCCGTTGAGGTAGTTCAGCGCCGCGCTCTTTGAGATCCCAGCGCCGGCCGCGAGGTCGTCGAAGGTGACGCGGGCACGTGCCCGTTGCGCCCGCAGTTCAGCCGCGACGGCCGCGTTGAAGAGGTCTCCGTATTCACCCATGACCCCACGATAGCAGCCGTACGACTACCGAGGGTAGACGTTTGGGCAACTATTTGTGCCGCATGGCTTGCGCGGTGGTCATTTGTGGTCTATGGTCTCCGTATGACCACCAACCAGACCACGGCCTCGCTGATCGCGGAGGCCCTGGAGCGCGCCGAGCGCTCCGTTTCATGGGTGGCGGAGAAGGCGGGCATGGCACCGTCCACGCTGCGCCGAAAGCTGCGGGGCACCCGCGACTTCACGACCGGCGAGGTTGCGTCGATCGCGGACGCGCTCGGCGTCTCTCCGTCTAGCCTGCTGCCGCCTGAGTTCCGGGATGCGGCATGACCGTCCAGACTCCCGAGCTGCTCACCGAGCACGAGGCCCGCCGACTCACCGAGCGCATCCGCGCGAAGGTGCTCACCGTCGCCGAGGGCATGGATCGACTCCGCGAGCTGGTCGAGCAAGCCCGGACCGGGCGAGCCTGGGAGGTCCTCGGCTTCCCATCGTGGACGGCCTACCTGGCGGACGTCGTAGGCGATCAGCCGATGCGACTCGAACGCGACCAGCGCCGACCCTATGTCGAGTTGCTCGCCGGCGAGGGCGTCAGCGTCCGCGGGATCGCGGGCATCCTTGGCGAGGCCAAGAGCACGATCCATGATGATCTGTCAGGTGTCCGAATCCGGACACCTGAGGTGACCCACGATGTCCCACCTGAGCCTGACCCCGGGCCGACCGTCTACGACCTCCACGACCCGGAGTTCGAGCGCATCGACCCGGCGACCGGCGAGGTCCTCGACATGGACGAGGTCGAGTTCATGGAGATCGCCGCGGACTCCACCAAGGAGCAGTTCGAGGACGCCCTCGCGGCTGCCCGAGCCGATGGCGACCTCAGTAGGACGAGCGTGGCCCATCACCTGACTTCCGCGACGACGGGCGGAGGGGAAGCCCCCGTCGTCGCGGAACCCCGAAAGGTCACCGGACTCGACGGGAAGCAGTACACCCGTCCCGAGCCCTCCATTCCCCGTCGCAAGGCCCTGCCCGAGCAGTTCCTCACGGCCACCCTCGCCCTCACCGACAAGGTGCAGGCCATCGTCCGACTCGCCGAGGACGACCGGTTCACGGCGAACGCAGAAAAGGTCGCCACGGCGAACCGCAGCGACCTCATCCGTGCCATCGACGCCCTGTCCGGCGTGGTGGCGAAGCTCCCCGAAAGGAATATCTCGTGACGAACTCTATCCTGCCCGACCTCGGACTGCGAGACCTCGCCGGCCAGATCTCAACCCAGCGCGTCAAGGTCACCCCGACCACGGCCGCGAAGTGGATCGCCCGCAACCACGGCAACCGCACGCTGTCGCAGCACACCGTGGACCAGTACGCCTCCGACATGACCGCGGGCAAGTGGGTATTCACCGGGCAGCCGATGGTGTTCGACGCCAAGGGGTGGCTGATCGACGGCCAGCACCGACTCACCGCGCAGATCAAGGCCGGGGTCACCCTGGATTGGCTGGTGGTCGTCGGCGTCGAGACCGAGACGCGCGACTACATCGACATCGGCAGAACCCGGTCGGTCGGTAACCAGCTCCAGATCAAGGGCATCGCGGACGGCAACGGGATCGCCGCGGTGGCCCGGCTGGACCTGATCTATGACGGCCTCACCAACCCGTCCAAGCCGACCGTCCGCGCCCACTGCGAGGACCACGCCGAGGCGTTCCACGAGGGCGCCCGGATGGGCCGCTCCATCGCCCAGGTCATCCACGGCTCGACCGCCGCCTACGGGGTCGCGCACTACCGGCTCAGCCAGATTGACCCCGACGCCGCGCAGGAGTTCTTCGAGGCGCTGCTGACCGGCGCCGGGCTGCCGCTGTCGTCGCCGATCCTGGTGGCCCGCAATCACATCGCCCGGACGCGCAGCAGTCGGTCGCTCTCCGACGCCCAGCGCGTGGTGTTCATCGACTACCTGTTCAAGACCTGGAACCTGTGGCGCACTGGCAAGCGGGTCAAGTCCTTCTCCATGCCGGCCTGCCGAGTCGAGCCAGTCGCCCTCGCCGGACCGAAGGCCGCCTGATGCCCGCCGATCCGCCCCGCCTGCTCACCCTGGCCGAGGTCGTGGAGGCCACCGGCTTCGACGAGCGCACAGTCCGCCGCGCGATCGGCTCCACAGGCCGCGAGCGCCTGATCGCCGCCAAGATCCGCGGTCGCTGGCGCGTGCGGCTCTCCGACCTGGAGGCCTACATCGACGCCCACACCGCCGGCCGCAACCGGCGCCCATGACCAGGCTGCCCGGCCCGCTGGGGGGCATCGCCGGGCAGCCACACCATCCGCCAGTGGTGGCGGCAGTTGTTCCCCCACGGCCCACCAGGGTCACCGCCACCACTGGCCCACAACGCCCCGCCGCCTGGGAGGGATGGGCTGGCGGGCATCACCGGAGCCGCCCCTGCTGGGGGGCGGGGCGGCTCCACCCAACAGACACAGAGGAGTCCATTGCCATGACCACCACCGACACCATCAAGCCCGCGATGCGGATCAGAGGCCGCAGCGTGGAGGCCGTCCTCGACCCCGAGACCGGGGCTACGGAGACCGTGACCGCCCGAATCCACTACACGCTCACCGATCAGACCATCGAGACAGAGCATGCCGTCGGCGACCACGGCATCATCGACTGCGTCGGCGACCGGTATGGGTGGCGGTACTCGACCTCGGTGCATGGCGAGAGCGGGGTCGCGATATTGGAGGGCCTGGCCTACTGGCTGCCTCCGCTGCCCGCCGGCTGGGACATTCCCGCGATCGAGTTCGCCGCCTCCCTGGTCGAGGTCGAGGCGGTGTCGGCATGACCACCACGCTCACCACGATCCTGGCCGACGAGATCCGCCAAGCAGTCCAGGCTGGCCGACTCGATGACGCCGACCAGCTGTCTCTGGTGGCTCAGCGTCTCGGCTGCACCCTGCTGCCGAGCCTGCCGCTGACCGTCACCCCTGATCCAAGCGCCTGGCGCTGTCCTCGGTGCTCTGATCGCACGCCGACCGAGGATGAGATCCAGCGGCATGTCGATCACTGCCTGCCGTCTCCTGAGCGCTCGATCCAGCGTGGCCGCGATGACTACGAGGCAGATCGGCGGGCTGACGCATGATCCTCCGAATCCTGATCCCCGCGCTGCTGGCCACCGCGGCGCTCGTCGTGGCCGGCCTGGCCGCTCTGAGCATCGCCGTGCACGGCCTGGACGGGAGGCGGAGATGAGCCTCTGGGCAGCGCTGACCTGCGCCATCGAGCGGTACCGGATCGGCCAGTGGATTGACCGCGGCTACTACCACGCCGCCGCCACGCGCATCACCGAGTACGTCGATTCAGCCCTGACCCGACTAGGGGTCAAGCCGAGCAAGGAGTCCACCTCATGAAGATCATCCGTCTCTCTGCATCCAATGTGATGCGCCTCCGCGCCGTCGAGATCGAGCCGTCCGGCACGGTCCAGATCGTCGCCGGCAAGAACGGCGCCGGGAAGTCGTCGCTGCTGAATGCACTCTGGCTCGCCCTCGGTGGCGGTGCTGCTTCCCGCGGCATCGCCAAGCCCATCCGTGAGGGTGAGGATCACGCCGAGGTGCAGCTGGACCTCGGTGATCTGATCGTGACCCGGACGTGGGATGAGCACGGGAGGACCACGCTCACCGTCAAGGCTCCGGACGGCGCGGTCTACAAGTCGCCGCAGGCCCTGCTCGATCAGATGGTCGGGAAGCTCAGCTTCGACCCGCTGGCGTTCACCCGGCTGTCGGCCCGCGAGCAGCGCGACGCGCTGCTGGATCTACTGGGGCTGGACTTCGCCGCCCAGGATGCCGAGCGCCAGCGGCTCTACGATGTGCGGCTCGACACGGGCCGACGGATGCACGCCTTCGGTGATCTGCCGAAGCTCGACAAGGGCGCGCCGCTGGTCGAGAAGTCGTCCGGCGACATCATCGACCGACTCAGGGAGTCCAATCGAATCCGGCAGCAGGAGAGCGCGCTGCGTCACCAGGTGCGCGAGCGCGAGGATCGAATCGCGCACATCCATCGGCGACTGGACGCGCTGCGCGACGAGATCACGGCACTGGAGGCTGAGAGCACCGGCCACAGCGAGGCCATCACCGAGACCCAGGCCGAGATTGCGGCCCTCCCACCGCAAGAGGACATGGGCGCACTGGAGGGCGAACTGGCCCAGGTCGAGGACCACAACGCTGCGGCCCGCGAGAATCAGCGGATCGCGCAGGCTCGCGAGCAGCAGCAGGCACTGGAGGAGGAGTACACCGACCTCGGCCGTCAGATCAGTGCGATCGACAACGCCAAGGCCAAGGCCATCGCCGCCGCGGAGATGCCCGTCGAGGGCCTCGGCTTCGACGAGTCCGGGGTGACCTTCGGTGGCGTGCCCTTCGCGCAGGCCTCGGCCGCGGAGCAGATCCGGGTCTCGCTGGGCATGGCGTGCGCGCTGAATCCGACGCTGCGGGTGATCCGCATCATGGATGGGTCGCTGCTCGACTCCGACTCGATGGCGCTGGTCCGTGCCGCCGCAGAGGAGTACGACATGCAGGTATTCCTGGAGGTGGTCGGCGACGGCGGCGACGACCCGGCAGCGGTCGTGATCGAGGACGGGTCGGTGGTGTCCCGATGAGCCGAAAGCCCGCCCCGTCGCTTCGGTCCTGTGGGCACTTCGTGGCCACGGGCGAGGAGTGCGGGATCTGCAGGGATCGAAAGCGCGCCGACGAGGTGGCGGCGATGGTCGCCCGCAAGCCCACGGTGGTGGGGCCGGACCCTACCAGTGCCACCGCGATCACGGCGGTGGCCACTGCACCTGCCATTGGGGAGACTGATCCCGTCGCCGGTGTCTATGACCTGCCAGACTCGATCTACCACCGCGACCCACTGCGCGCCTACGGCGCCGAGTCGCTGAGCGCGTCGAGCGCATATCGGCTGCTGCCGCCGTCCACACCGGCGCACTACCGCTGGCACATCGATCACCCGAAGCGCCCGACCGCGGACATGATCCTGGGCGGCGCGACCCATGCGGTCACTCTCGACACCGCCGAGCTGGCCGTCTTCGACGGCGCATCGTGGGACAGCAAGTCGGGGGCCGCGTTCCTCGCCGAGCACGATCCGGACGGCGACACCGCACCGATCCTGGCCAAAGACGTGCCGGCCGCCCACGCGATGGCCAGAGCGCTCCGTGAGCATCCGATCGTCCGACTCGGGCTCACCGGCGGCGCACCCGAGCGGGCGATGTTCGCCCAGCATGAGGAGACCGGGACATGGCTGCGAGGGAAGGTCGACTACCTCGCAGAGGGTGCCGGAGGTCGCCTGGTCGTGACCGACCTCAAGACCGGCAAGGACGCGGACGAGGACTCGTTCGCCAGGGCCGCCGGGGATCTCGGCTACGACGTCCAAGCAGCCGGCTACGAGTATCTGGTGAAGCGGCTGGGCCTCGCAAGGACGGTGATCGTGATCTTCGCCGTGGTCGAGAAGACCCCGCCCTACCTCGTCGCCGTCCACGAGTTTCACACAGCCGACATGAAACTCGCCAGGGAGGCCCACGGCGTAGCTGTGCGCCGGTTCGCACGCTGCCTCGCGGCCAATGAGTGGCCGGGCTACCCGAATCGCATCAACCGCGTCTCGCTGCCTCCGTGGAGCATGCGAGCCCGTGAAGAGGCCGCGTTGGCCGACGAAGAAGAAGGAGAGAAGTGATGGCCCTGCGCACAAGGAAGCCGACCGGGAAGGCCCCGTGGCCGATGCTGCTGATCGCCGGCGTGCAGAAGTCCGGGAAGTCGTACGCCTGCGCGGCATTCTCGGCGTCCGATCTCATCGACCGCACCCTCTACATCGAGGTCGGCGAGGGATCGGCGGACCAGTACGGGGCGCTACCCGGTGCCCGCTACGAGATCGTCGAGCACGATGGCAGCTACGCCGGAATCCTCGCCGCCTGCGAGGCTGCAGTAGCCGAACCGATGTCCGGCAGGCCGCATGCCATCGTCCTTGACTCCGTCTCGGAGCTGTGGGGGCTGCTCGGCGATGAGCAGCAGTCGATCGCCTCCAAGCGCGGCAAGGGCACCATCACGATGGACCAGTGGAACGCTGCGAAGAAGCGGTGGCGCAAGATCATCGACACCCTCCGCGCCCACACCGGCCCGGTCATCCTCACCGCCCGCTACGACGAGGTGACGGTGATGAAGGACGGCAAGCCGACCACCGATAAGGCGTGGAAGGTGCGCGCAGAGAAGGATCTGGCCTACGAGGTCGACGGAGTGATCGAACTGCGCGAGCCGCGACGACCCGTCGTGACCGGAGTGCGCACCGTCGCCTTCAATGTGCCGGCCGGTGGCATCGTCCCCAAGGACCAAGCCGGATTCAATCTCGACGGCTTCCTCCGCTCGCTGAATATCGACGGCGGCAGCCGGGTCTACATCTCACGCAAGGAAGACCCTGACGCCTACCGCTCAGAGACGGTCGCGGACGACACCCTGGCATCCCTCGAAGCTCAAGCCGCCGCAGACGGCCCGATGGTCACCGCTCCCACTACCGAAGGCCCCGACCCCTGGCCCCAGTCCGGCGAATCCCTGCTCGACCAGAGCACCACCTGACCACCCATCCCGTCCCGGTGTGCTGCTGGGGGGGTTGCGCACCGGGACACCCCAAATCAGAGAGGAGGCAGGACGTGGACTATCTCGACTTCTGCCGCGCGAAGAAGCCAATCGCGCAGCGCTTCGGATTCGCATGTGACGCGCACCAGATCAGCCCGATCCTCAAGGATCACCAGCGCGCGATCGTGAAGTGGGCGGTCGAGGGTGGCCGTCGTGCGATCTTCGCGGCGTTCGGCCTCGGCAAGACGCTGATCCAGCTGGAGACCCTGCGGCTCATCCTGGCCCGCGAGGGTGGCCGGGCGCTGATCGTGATGCCGCTCGGCGTCCGGCTAGAGTTCGCCCACGACGCCGCCATGCTCGGCATCGGCGTGCGGTTCATCCGCCACACTGACCAGCTCGACGGTGACGGCATCTACCTCACCACCTATCCCTCGGTGCGCGACCGGAAGCTGGACGTGGACGGGTTCACCGCGGTGTCGCTGGATGAGGCGTCGGTGCTGCGGTCGTACGGCTCGAAGACTTACCAGGAGTTCCTTGGGCTGTTCGATCGGGTGCCGTACCGGTTCGTCGCAACCGCGACCCCGTCGCCGAATAGGCACAAGGAGTTGATCCACTACGCCGGCTACCTCGGCATCATGGACACCGGCGCAGCCTTGACGCGGTGGTTCCAACGCGATTCCACCAAGGCCAACAACCTCACGCTGTATCCGCACAAGACCCGCGAGTTCTGGCTGTGGCTCAACACATGGTCGATCTTCCTCCAGTCGCCGGCCGACCTCGGCTTCGATGACGCCGGCTACGTGCTGCCCGACCTCGACCTGGAGTGGCACGAGGTCATCTTCAACCCCGGCGACACCCCGACCGACCGCGACGGCCAGGGCCATCTGTTCCGCGGCGTCTCCATGGGGCTCCCGGACGCCGCCCGCGAGAAGCGGGAGTCGATCACGGAGCGGGTCACCGAAGCTATGGCCATCCTCGACGGGTACGGCACCGATCTGGATCAGGTGATCCTGTGGTGCGACCTCAACGCCGAGCAGGCCGCGATCGAGCAGGCGCTCCGGGCACGCGGCATCACCTACTCGTCCGTGTACGGCTCGCTGGACGACGACGAGGTAGAGCGCCGGCTCCACGCCTGGCGAAACCGGGAGACGGTCGCCCTGATCGGCAAGCCGGTGATGCTCGGCCAGGGCATGAACTTCCAGCAGTGCAACAAGGCCGTCTACGTGGGGCTCACCTTCAAGTTCAACGACCTGATCCAGTCCATCCACCGCGTCCAGCGGTTCGGGCAGACCCGCACCTGCCACATCCACCTGATCCACACCGACACCGAACGCGAGGTCGTGCAAACGATCCGCGAGAAGTGGTCCCGCCACAAGGAGCTGGTCGCCACCATGACCGAAATCATCGAAACCTACGGACTCGCCCGAGCCGATATCGCCGCCGCCCTGGAACGCTCCCTCGGCATCGAACGCGTCGAAGCCTCCGGGCAGGGCTGGCTGCTGGCGAACAACGACACCGTGCCCGAGACGGCCGGGATGCCCAGCAACTCCGTCGACCTGATCGTCACCAGCATCCCGTTCGCCAACCACTACGAGTACACCCCCAGCTACAACGACTTCGGCCACACCGACGACAACGCGCACTTCTGGGCCCAGATGGACTACCTGACGCCCGAACTGTTCCGAGTGCTCGCGCCGGGCCGGATCTACGCCTGCCACGTCAAGGACCGGATCCTGTTCGGCAACGTCACCGGCGCCGGCGTGCCGACCGTGAGCCCGTTCCACGCCGAGGCGCTGTTCCACGGCCAACAGCACGGCTTCGACTACCTCGGCATGATCACCGTCGTCACCGATGTCGTCCGCGAGAACAACCAGACCTACCGCCTGGGCTGGACTGAGAACTCCAAGGACTCCACCAAGATGGGCGTCGGCTCACCGGAGTACATCCTGATCTTCCACAAGCCACAAACCGACCGGTCGAAGGGCTACGCCGACACTCCCGTCACCAAGGACAAGGCCACCTACACCCGAGCCCGCTGGCAGGTCGACGCGCATGCGTTCTGGCGGTCGTCCGGCGACCGGCTGCTGACCCCGGACGAACTGGCCGCGCTGCCAGTCGATGAGCGCAGCCGGCTGTTCACCGAGCAGACCCTCCGCACGGTCTACGACTACGAGTCGCACATCAAGATCGGTGAGACCCTCGAAGGCAAGGGCGCACTGCCGGCGACCTTCATGTCCCTGGCTCCCGGCTCGTGGCATCCCGAGGTGTGGCACGACATCAACCGGATGCTCACCCTCAACGGCGAGCAGTCCCAGAAGGCACGCCAACTCCACGTCTGCCCACTCCAGACCGACATCGTCGAGCGGCTGATCCGCCGCTACTCCAACGACGGCGACCTGGTCTATGACCCCTTCGCCGGCCTCGGCACGGTGCCGCTGATCGCGCTCCGCATGGGACGCCGCGGCCGGGGCGTCGAACTCAACCCCGACTACTTCCTCGACTCGGTGAAGTACCTCGAAGCCGAGGAACGAGCACAGGACATGCCATCGCTCTTCGATCTGGACGTGGCGTGACCGCCACCGTCCTCGCGATCGCCGCCGGTCTCGCCATCCTCCTCGTCCTCGCAGCCCACCTGCGACGCCGCAGACCCGGCCAGCCCAGCCAGCCAAGGGACTACCGCTGCCTCAACTGCGGGGATCGATTCCTCCAGGAGCCCGAGGCCATCCAGCACGCCACCTACTGCCTACCCAGGAGCAAGCCATGACCGAGACCATCACCACCGCGGCCGAGCGAGACGCGCTCCTCATGGCTGTCGGTGAGAATGCACGCGCCGCCTGCGTCGAGGATCGATACGGCGACACGTGGCTCATCGTCGAGAACGACGGCGGCGACTTCATCGCCTGGAGCTACCCCCACGAGGACTACCCCGACGTTCACAACTGGAAGATGGCCGAGGCGCTGGAGATGCCGCTGACCGTCCTCTACCGCCCCGACCAGCCGACCCCCACCGTCAAGCCGAGCGTGGAGGGCATCATCGAAGCGCTCGTCTCGGCCGCTCCTGAGGTGTACGCCGAACGGGGCGTGACCTGGAGTGAGTCGAAAGCTGCGGACATCCGTGCGAGCGCAGGCCCCTACGCCCGCGCCGTCCTCGCACTGCTCCCCGGCCGGACGGTCGATGAGGTCTGGCGTGCGGCGTGGGAATCCTGCTGCCTGCGCTCCGGTGTCGACGGGGACGAGGCGCTGGCCGACTACCTGGCAGGCGGTGAGTGATGGAGGAAACACGCCTCGCTGAGCTGGTCTCGTACAACCCCCGCAGCAACGGCCGCACCACTGCCGATGTTCGCTGCCCCTTCTGCGACTGCGTGGTGCAGGCCCGAACATGGAGTCTCGCTGGCAGTGGCAAGCGCTGCGACTGCGGCGCCATCCTCGGCGGCCTCGTCGGCGGTGTTGGTCACCGAGCACTGCGCGCCACCAAGGCAGGCGGTGAATCGTGATCCGCGAAGAACTGGTCGAGGCCATGGCGCGGGCGATCTTCGACGCCGAGTACCGCGATGTCGATCCGCTCGACCGGGACATCGAGTGGCTGATCGTCAAGAGCACTGACTACAGCCGTGAGCGAGGGACGGTCTGGCACCACCAGGCAGCAGCCGCCCTGTCGGTCGCCCTGGACGCGATCCTCGAACCGATCGAAGCGCTGCACTACCCGGCGAACCGCAACTTCGACCGCACCCCCATCTGCGCAGACTGTCACGGCAAGGCGGGGACCCACCCATGCGGATGCTGGGCCGAGTACGACCGATACCCGATCTGCGGCGAGTGTGGAGAGCAGGACCACATGCCACTGGAGTCCGACGACTACCCCTGCCCCACCCGCCGGCTGACCGCCGAAATCCGAGGAGAACTGAGCCATGACTGACCTAAACGCTCTCGCTGCCGAGATCCACCAGACCGCCGTCGATCACGGCTTCTGGGAGGACGACCGGAACTTCGGTGAGCAGATCGCCCTGATGCACTCCGAGCTGTCGGAGGCGCTGGAGGAACACCGGGCGGGGCGACCCGACGAGTACGTGCCGGTCCACCAGCAGGGATGCCCTGCGTCGAGCGACGGCCTTCCGGACGACCGGCCCGACTACGCCCGGATCGTGCTCTGCACGGGCCGATGCAAGCCCGAGGGTGTGGCCGTCGAGCTCGCTGATTGCCTAATCCGCACCCTCGACACGATGCACTCCCTCGGTGTCGATATCGACGGCGTGGTGGCTCGGAAGATGGCCTACAACGCCGGCCGAGAGCACAAGCATGGGAAGGCGTACTGATGTCTGAAATCACCACCGCCGCCGAACTCGACGCTCTGCCTGAGGGCACAACCGTGCTGGACGGAGACCACGACATCATGACCAAGGGCGCGGATGGCCAGTGGCATTTGCGCTCCGAAAACGACGAGCCAGCACCCTGCCACCTGCCCGCGATGGTCTTGGTGCGCCCAGACCGCCCCGCGCAGCCGACCGTGCAACCCAGCGTCGAAGCGGTGGCCGAGGTGCTCAACGTCCACCGGTGGCAGACGATGGGTGTCACGTCCGTCCAGTGCGAATGCGGCGAGATCTGGCGTGAACGGAACGCTGCCATAGAGCGACTCCGACAGGCGTCCCTCGCGATGGCGGTAGCGCTGGACACGGGCCGGGTTGATCACAACGGCCACCCCGATAACGAGGGCGAACCGGACTGTGGCGGGTGCTGGTGGGAGACGGTCGAGAGGATCCACAAGATCATCGGAGGTGAGCAGCCGTGAGCACCCCCTGTGGATGGTGTCTGACATCTCACCACACCGCCTGCATCACCACCAGACCCAGCGTCCCAGCCGAGCGCCGGCAGTGCGCCTGCGCCGACCAGGGACACCCCAGGAGGAGACCGTGAAGACCTGCACCCATCCAGATTGCAGCGACCCACACCAGGCGCGAGGCATGTGTCGCCGCCACTACAAGCGCGCAGTCAGGGCAGGGCTCCCCACGGAGGACCGCGGGCGGCCGATCAGCGAGACCATCTCGGAGATCCGGACGCTGATGGGCAGCGACTCACTGCGCGGCATCGCCACCCGCCTCGGGTACCGGAGCCGTCGCGGCAAGCCTGAGTTGACGCTTTACCGAGTGCTTCACCGCGCCGGCGAGGACGACCTATGGCGACGACTCAGAGAGCTGGAGGCGGCCTAAATGACGTGGCTGAAGACCGATGACAGGTACCCCGAGCACCGGAAGGTCCGGAACCTCTCGGACGGCGCCTATCGACTCCACCACACGGCCATGTGCGCGTGCGCGAGAGACGAGACGGACGGGCTGGTGACGGAGGTCGATATCGCCGAGATGAAGCACGGCCCGCGGCTCCGGAAGTACGTCGATTCGCTCGTCCTCGCGGGGCTTTGGGAGGTCGTTCCGAGGGGCTGGGTTATCCACGATTACCTCGATTACAACCCGTCTCACGCCGAGTTGGAGGCCAAGCGCGAGGCGTCCCGAGAGCGACAGCGTCGCAGTCGCATGCGTCGCGCGGGTCTGAATCCTGACGATATCCCTAGTCATGAGGATGTGTCACAGCGTGACTCACGCGTGAGTCACGCGTCTGTCACGCGTGAGTCACAGCACCCCGACCCGACCCGACCCGACCCGACCCGACCCGGTATATACGTGGTCACGTCTGGCATGGCATCTACAGACCCAGACGCGCGAGCCGATGCCATGCCGGGGAGGACGGCATGACCGACCGCACCCGAGCCGAGCGCGCACTGGCCGCCACCGTCCACGAGATCCGCGAGGAGTGGGACGAGCACGGCGTCCTGGCAGCGCTCCGTCGATGCTCCGAGCGACCACTGGCCCAGGTCGCAGCCGCCGCCATCCACTGCGCCACCTACCGCCACGACCAGCGCAGCCCCGCCGTCATCGCCATGGACGGCGAGCACTGGTCGGCCCTCGACCGCATGACGGGCCGCGAGGGCACCGGACGGGCACCAGAGCGCCGCTGCGACCAGCACCGCGAGCCCCTGCCCTGCCTGACCTGCGACCGCCAGCGCCGTGCCGAGACCGACGCCACGCCAGACCGAGCCGCCGAGCACATCGCGGCCATCCGCCAATCCATCCGACAAGCCGAGGAGGCATCGTGACCACCACGCCCAAGACCACCGCCGCTCACGCTTTCGGCTGGGACGAGATCCACGCCGGACTGTGCTGCGACTGCTGCGCCGGCTACTGCCCAGAATCGGACTACGAGGGCGCCCCGATCAGCAAGCTGATCCGGTTCACCCATATCGGCCGTGAATGGCTCAGCGACAAGTTCGTGTGCCTTGACACCGCGCTCCTGACCGACATCCCCGCCGAAGTGATCACCCCATCGGGCGACACCCAGTTCCCCTTCCCGACTCGGGCGACGGGGCCAGCGACCGGCCTCATCGGTAGTCGCACGATGGAGCTCCTCGCGCGGATGCCCGAGCTGGAGTTGGCGGACAGCGACTATCCCGACATCCATGCACTCGTCCGCGACGGCGAAATGGTCGGCTTCACGAAGGCCGCCGTTGATGGCTACTGGGGACTTCCGGTCGAGTATCTGGCCCGCGCCCGGCGAATGGCCGCCCATCTACAGGGCTGCGGCGAGGCACCGCTGATCGCGGCCACTCACGCGATCGTCGCATGGCTGGCCACCGAGGAGGCATCGTGAATCCCGACCGCCCCGTCCGCGTCAAGGTCGCCTGCATCAACTGGCTCACCCCCGACACACCTCACGCGATGGCATGCACGGTCAACGCGGCCGGCGAGTACCTGCTGACCCACAGCTTCCCGACCTGGGACGACGCTATGGCCTTCGCCGACCGACTCGCCCGCTACCTCCGCACCAGCCACCAGATCACCGAAGGGACCGACCGATGACCGACTTCGAGAACCCGCCCAGCGCCACAGACGACCCCAAAGCCACCAAGGTGAGCGCCTTCGACCTCAAGCCCACCTCGCTCACGCTGACCATCACCCGCGACGGCCATGACGCCTACACGCGGAATCGGCCGGCGCCGCGGGTGGGTGACATCCCGCCGGACTACCTCGCGGCGATCAATGCCTGGATCGCGGGAGGGCTCCGATGACCGACCAGACTCCCGACCTCGCCGCGCTGGAAGCACTCGCCGAGGCTGCGACACCGGGACCATGGCGGCAGGCTCCGTGGCACATGGTGAACGTCATGCCGAAGGCGTGGGCCGAGGATGTGCAGCCGATCGAGGATCGCGGACCGTTCATGTGCATCACGACGTCGGGTGGCTCGTCAGATATGGCCGCCAACCGGCGCGAAGCCGAGGTCCTCGCCGCCTACGTCGCGGCTGCTGACCCGTCCACCGTGCTGTGGCTGATCCGCGAGGTGAAGCGGCTGCGGGAGCCGCTGGACGACCTGGAGATCATCAACGGCTGGCTGGTGCAGCGCGGTGTGCACGAGCCCGAGTATCCAGCGGGCGTGGCGTACGGGCCTATGCCCTACTCGGACGCCGAGCCTCTGGTGGATCTCTCCACGCTGAGCGGATGGCCAGACATCACCCGCGCCGAGAAGGCCGAGGCGACGATCGAGCGGGTGCGGGCGCTGGTCGCGGACTGGCAGGCGAACAGCATCAGCCGAGACCTGGGCGACCGGGCCGCTGACGTCTGGCACCACACCGCGCACAAACTGCTGGCCGCGCTCGACGGGAGTGAGCCGGATGCCTGAGGTGTACGACGGGATGGCCTGCCCCGACGACGGCAGCGAGCTGAGCGCGGGCGAGAGTGCCTGCCCGAGGTGCTGGCTGGTGCACGGCGGGGAGTGCGACCGATGAGCATCCGCTACGACCTCGACACCGATCAGGGCCGGGACGGGCTGCGACGACTGGCCCGCACCGCCGAACTCATCGACGATCTCGCCGCGTTCCTGCGCTGCACCCCCGACGAGGCCCAGCGGCTGATCCTCCGGGCCGTCGCCAAGCCACCGAAGCCCGAGCCGTGGCGCGTGGTGCGGCCCGAGACCATCCGCCGCTGCGGAGTGCTGACGGGAGTGCACCGATGACCCGCCCGAATCCCAACCAGCGCGTCCGTGAAGCCAAGCGCCGGCGCGAGATCCGCGACTGGCAGGGAGTCGCCGCCCGAAACCGGGAGCGGCGGGACCGACCTGAGATTGAGACCGAGGAGGGCTGATGAGTGATCGCAAGCCGTGGCTGACCGTGACGCTCGCCGACTGCGAGGTGCAGACCTTCCGCAGCGGCGGCAAGGGCGGCCAGAACCAGAACAAACGCGACACCGGGGTGCGGGTGATCCACCACCCGTCCGGCGCTCGCGGTGAGAGCCGAGAGGAACGCAGCCAGCTCCAGAACAAGCGCGCGGCGTTCGTCCGGATGGTGGGCACTCCGGCATTCCGGACGTGGCTGCGGATGCAGGGAGGCCGCGACGCGCTGATCCGTGAGCAGGTCGAGCGCGCCATGCAGCCGAGCAACCTCCGCGTTGAGGTCAAGGACGCGGACGGACGATGGACCGAGGAGGACCAGTGACCGAGATCACCACCGAGGCCGTCCGCCGCTGGTACGCGACCTGGCCGACGACCACCTGCGCCACCCGCGTCATCCCGGAGCATCTCGCCGAGTTCGACCGGTGGTTCGCCGAGGTCACCAAGGAGGCCTACCTCGACGGACTGCGGGACGGCATCACGACCGCCCGGCGTATCGCGGACTACAACCATGTGATTCCCTCGCCGCCCGCAGACCCCACGATGCCCACCACTGGCCCGACGTTGGCGCAGGACGGCCTAGCAGGGGCCGGGGGTACATCTGGACGGGGCGAGGACTGCGAGGCGCTCCAGTGGCCCACGAGCCTCTGGGCGCAAGGATTCTACCGATCGACCGAGGAGACCGACTGATGGGCAAGCACCACCTGATCGGCGCCATCCACCAGTGCGTCGGTGGACGCTGGGCGGTCGAGGCTGAGGGCGCCGCGACGATTCCCTGCGTCACCTTCGGCAGTCACGTCGAGAGTTGCGACGGCGAGGAATGCCGTGGGTGCCAGCCACGGCTGGTCGAGGGCGGCGGATGGCTGTGCGAGACGTGCCACCGCTACCTGGCCGAGTGGCTCGCGGACGGCGCCACCCACTCGCTGCTGTGGATTCACCGATGGCTCACCTTCCGGCTGCAGCCCAGCCTGACCGTCGTCGCGGACGACATGCGTCGGCCCGGCGTCGCTCTCGATCTGCCATCTGCGATGAGCGAGACCATCTACGACGCGCGCCAGCTGATCGAGGATCGAGTGTTCATCGCCGACGAGCGGGCCCGGCAGGTGTTCGGGGAGCCACTGGCCGACCTGCCGCCCTTCGACTTCGCCGAATCGGTCGCATGGCTGCGCAACCACCTGTTCCGCATCGAGCGCCACCGCGACCTGACGGCGATGATCTACGCCAGATTCCAGGACGCCGTAGGGCAGGCGCACCGAGTCGCGCCCTGGAGGGCGACCGCGACCAAGGTGGGTGGACGGGAAGGTCTGATCCCGTGCCCGCACTGCCAGCGCAAGACCCTGATGCAGTTCGGCGGGAACAGCTACGTGTCGTGCCTGACCTGCCACGCGACCATCAGCGATGATCGATTCGGGATCTGGACACGGATGATCGAGGAGGGCGCGTGAGTCTCACCACCATCGAAGCCGCGGAGGTGCTCGGCTGCAGCGACCGACACGTCCGCCGGCTCGCTGCGCTGGGCGCACTCAATCCGCTGCCGGGGCTTCGAGGGCGGCTACCCGCTGGCCGCCCGCCGCAGCAGTTCGACCTCCTGGCGGTCGCCGAGGTGGAGTATCGCCAGCGATCAGAGAGCGAGCGAGGCAGGCTGCAGCAGCTCGCCGAGCAGTGGCTGGGTGCTTGACATCGTGCGGCATGTCCGAAATACTCCGGGTAGATAACTATGCCCCGAGCCGCTCAGGTCGGGGCATTTGCTCTTCCCGGCGGCTCGCCAGCTACACCACTCGCTCAGCGCATCGACTGGACGTAGACCGCCGGGAGCAAGACCTTCACCGAGCATGGAGAGCGACCGGCTGGTCGAGGAGCCCGCTTGCTAAGCGGTGTGGCGCTCCGGCGCTCAGGGGTTCGAGTCCCTTGCTCTCCGCTCTGGAAGATGTCCGGTTGGTCGAGGACACCGTCTCGAAAACGGCTGGCGGGAAACCGCTCGGGGGTTCGATTCCCTCATCTTCCGCGGGTCGGCAACCACAGACCACCCCCGCCCATGCCGTCCCCACGAGCACCCCGGCGGTCGGACTCCGGCCGGGTGGGGCGGGGGTGCTAGACCCGAGGGGCCGTCGCCCAGTCAGCGCACGGCGACCGCTCAGCAGATGCCTGCGATGGGAGTGATCTCATGCCGGCGACGTCCAACAACCCCCGCACCGAGGCACGGGGGAAGGCACTCCGGCGGCAGGTGCTCGCCGAGGAGACCGACTGCCACCTGTGCGGCGAACCCGTCGACAAGACCCTGACGTGGGACTGGGGCAAGCACGGCAAGCGCTGCAAGGGCGACGGCTGCCCAGGCTGCGTGCCGCACCCAATGCGAGCCGAAGTCGATCACATCACACCCATCAGCAAGGGCGGCAACCCGTACGACCGGAGCAACGCCCACCTGAGTCACCGCCGATGCAACCGCGCGAAAGGGGCCGGACGGAAGCCCGAGCCAATGCCCGTCGAACTGTTCCCACTGACCGACTGCTGGGGCGGGATCTTCGACTCACTCCGGGCAGAGTGAGCGAAGGCGCGCCACCCCCCTGGCCACCACCCCGTGCCGGGGGCCTCGTCTATTTCCCTGGCACAGGGTTCATCTCTCCCCACGGATTTTCCACACCACCCAGGGGGCGATGATGGCTCGCACTTCCCCCATCCGAGCGGTAACCCCCGACGACATCAAGGCCGCCGAAGAGGCCGCCAAGACCCCTCGTACCATCACAGAAGCCGCTCGCGACGGGGATCGCCTGGCCGAACTTCAGGCGATGCGCCTGATCCTGGCCGGCGCCGTGCAGAACCCCAAGACCCCGGCGCGCGACCTCGCCTCACTGACCCGCCGGCTGATCGAGGTCGGCAAGGAGATCGAGGAGTTGAAGGCGCTGGCTCGACAGGAGGGCGGCAATGGCGAGCAGCCCGCCCCCGACGAAGCCCTCGACCCCGCGGCTATCTGAGCGCGCGAAGGTCGCCTACCCGTCCGGGATTGTCACCACCGGTTGGCCCGAGGTTCACCGCTGGCTGACCATCCTCGGCATCGTCTTCGATTGGTTCCAAGAGGCGATCGCCAAGCTGGCGCTCGCGAAGCGGGGGGACGGGCTCTACGCCGCTGGGGTCGGCGGCGTGGTCCTCTCGATCCCGCGACAGGTCGGCAAGACCTTCATGCTGGGCGGCCTACTCTTCGCGCTCTGCCTGATCTTCCCCGGCCTGACAGCGCTCTGGACGTCCCACCAGCTGCGCACCACCAAAGAGACCCTGCGGACCATGCAGGGCTTCGCGCGACGGAAGGCCATCAAACCCTTCATCGCCAGCGTCAGGCTGGCGAACGGCGAGGGAGAGATCGAGTTCGTCAACGGCAGCCGGATCATGTTCGGCGCCCGCGAGTTCGGCTTCGGACTCGGCTTCGCCAACGTCGACGTGATCGTCTTCGATGAGGGGCAGCGGCTCAGCGACAAGGCGCTGGACGACATGCTGCCGACGCAGAACCGGGCCAAGAATCCGCTCTTCTTTATCGTCGGCACCCCGCCCCGGCCAACCGACTCGGGCGAAGTCTTCCTGCGAAAGCGGATCGAGGCGCTCAGCGGCACCTCCGACGACCTGCTCTATGTGGAGTTCAGCGCCGACAAGGACGCCACCCCACGGGACCGAATCGACTGGACACAGGTCGAGAGGGCCAACCCCAGCTTCCCGACCCACACGCCTCGCGCGGCCATCCTGCGCATGTGGAAGAACCTCGGCGCCGCGTCCTTCTGGCGCGAGGGCTACGGCATCTGGGATGACGACTCCGGCCCGTCACCACTGGTGAAGCCGGCCGACTGGAAAGCGCGCAAGGCCACAGAGCCGATCCCCGCCAATGGCGGCATCGCAGTCGGCATCAAGTTCAGCCTCGACGGCACCCGGGTGGCTGCCTGCGCAGCCCGCAAGCCCGATTCCCACGGCCCGCACGTCGAGACGCTCGGCGAGTGGCCGCTGACTGAGGGTCTGGGCGTCCTCGAGACCCTGCTGACCACCCAGTGGCGCAGGCTCGGCCTGATCGTCATCGACGGCAAGGCGGGCCGCGACGTGCTCGCTCCGGCCCTCCTCCGAGCCCGAATCCCGCAGCGGCTGGTGGTCCTGCCGACCGTCGACCAGGTGATCGCCGCGAACGCCACCTACCTCACGTCCATCGAGGACGCGACCCTCACCCACGCCAACCAGCCCGGACTCAACGCCTCGATGGCCGCGGTCACCAAACGCAAGATCGGCACCGCCGGCGGCTGGGGCATGGAACCGATCGGCGAGGGCGACGAGGTGCCCGCCGAGGCTGCCGCGCTGGCGGTCTGGGGAACGACGAAGGTTCGTAAACCGGCCGCGATGCCGAGAAGGCTCTACTGAGAGGGGGCACGGTGACGGTTCCGACCACCCCCGAGGAGTGGCTGCCGATCCTGGCCAAGCGCCTCGAAGCCCGCCGCCCCCGCATCAAGCGACTGCGCGACTACACCACCGGCAACGCGCCGCTTCCCGAGATGGGCGCGAACACCCGCGCGACCTGGATCGCCTTCCAGAAGAAGGCCCGGACCGACTTCGGCGGCATCGCGGTCCGATCCCACGTCAACCGGATCCGCTTCCGCGGCGTCCGGGTGGGCGACGACTCCAAGTCGGACGTGGCGGTCGCCGCCCGCAAGATCGCCCGCGACAACCGGCTGCCGATGCAGATCCGCGCCGCCGTGCGGAACATGGTGGCGGTCTCGGTCGGGTACTTGGTCGGCTATGTGGATGAGGACGGCTCCCCGCTGATCCAGTCCGAGGAGCCGGAGGGCTTCTATGCCGAGCCTGACCCGGTGCGTCCGTGGCGCGCCCGTGCCGGCATCAAAGCGTGGCGCGACGATATCGCCCAGATTGACCACGCCATGGTGTGGTGCGGCCCCTGGCACCAGGAGTTCGTGCGGCAGGGCTCGGCCTTCCCGGCGCTGATCAGCGCGTCCGGTGCGTGGTGGCCGGTCGGCAGCCCCGAGCAGACGCCGGGCTGGGATCACCCGCCGATCTCGATCTTCGACCGCGATGACGGACTCGGGCTGATCGAGCCGCACACCGATGTCCTCGACCGGATCAATCTCGGCAAGCTCCAGAGGCTCTGTATCACCGCGATCCAGGTCTTTCGCCAGCGGGCACTCAAGGTCGCGCCCGGATCGCCGCCGCTGCCGGAAATCGACCCCAAGACCGGCGAGAAGATCGACTGGGAGAAGGTCTTCGAGCCCGCACCTGGCGCACTGTGGGATCTTCCCGAGGGCATCGACATCTGGGAATCGCAGACAACCGACATTAGGCCGATCTTGGACGGCGAGAAGGCGGACGCCCGCGACTTCGGCGCCGTGGTCGGCACCCCCATGGCGATGCTCCAGCCGGACAACGCTAACCAGACCGCGGCCGGCGCAGCGGCGACCACCGCCCAGCAGGCCGACGCCTGCGACTCCGACATCGACCGAATCCGGCTGGGTGTCGAGGCGCGCATCCTCGACGCGCTGGAGCGGCAAGGCTTCCAGGTCGAGGACACCATCGAGGCCGACTTCGAGAATCCGCGCTGGGTCACCCTCGCGGAGAAGATGGACGCCTACAGTAAGGCGATCGCTTCCGGCATGTCGGAGGAGTCGGCGCAGCGTGACATTCTCGGCTGGTCGCAGGAGCAGATCGATGAGGACCGGTCGAACCGCGCCCGCACTCAAGCCATGTCGGTCATGGCATCCCTCACTCGGCCGGCTCCCCAGCAGCCTGCCGAGGCTCCCGTCGCGGTGTAGCCCATGGCCACCTCAGCCGAGGTCGCGCAGGCTCGCGAGGCGCTGTCAGCTCTGAGTGAGCACGCACAGGCGGCTATGCGGCAGATGCTCGCCGACGTCCCGACCCCCGAGCACATCGCGAGGATGTCGGCCGATCAGGTATCGGACCTCTACAAGCTGATCCGCGATCGCTGGTGGATGGTCGCCGAGCAGTTCGGCACCATGGCGGCGGCGCTCGGTCAGGCTCAGGCGTCGCTGATGCTGGACTCGATCGGCCGCCGGACACCGACTCTGCGCACCATCCAGGGCATCCGGGACGAGCAGGCGGCGTCGGTCGCGCTGACCTTCGCGCTCGGGCAGGACGACTGGGCCGGTGCCCTGCTGGCGCAGATCGACGGCCACCTGATGGACGCCAATGCAGAGGCGATCATCGACGTGGCCGAGGACGCCAAGGCCGAAGTGCTCTGGCAGCCGTCCGGGCTGAATGTGTGCAGCTATTGCTTGCGCCGCGCCAGTTACGGCTCGTACTCGGACTTTCGCAGCCAGGCGCAGCGCGAGGGATTCCAGACCAAGCCGCACGAAAATTGCCGGTGCAGGGTCGTGATCGTCGCCAGCGACGAGGACTGGCCCGACGACTACCACCCCACCGAGTACTTCCGCGAGATCGGCCGCCGGGACCGTGAGCGCTGGGACCGGCGAGAGGCCCGCCGCGAGGCAGGCCACAAGACCCCCGGCCCCAAGACCCGCCAGTCTCGCCGCCGCGACCAATCCGCGCAGGCGTGGGCCGAGCGTCAGCGCATCACCGCCGAGAGGGACGCGGCCAAGAAGCGGCTAGCCCGCGCCGGTGACGACCAGGAGAAGGCCGCCGCCGCCCGCGAGGTGCTCGACCGCACCGCCGCCGAGCGCGCCCGCCTCAACGGCACCGCCGAATAGACCTACCCGCACCCCGGACCGCGCCGGGGTGATTCCGGGGATCTCGCGGGCACCACTCCACCAGGAGGCAATCGAATGTCCACCACGCCGACCGAACCCACCACCACCGCTCCCGCCGCCGACCCCAAGCCCGTCGAGGCTCCCAAGCCGGCCCCACCCGCCGAGCCGCGCACCTTCACCCAGGCCGAGCTGGATCAGATCATCCAGAAGCGGCTGGAGAAGTACCGCGACTACGACGACGTGAAGGCGAAGGCCTCGAAGTTCGATGAGGCCGAGGAGGCCGCGAAGACCGAGCTGCAGAAGGCCACCGAGCGCGCCGAGGCTGCCGAGAAGGCTGCCCTCGTCGCCAAGCGCGAAGCCTTCGCCGCCACCAAGGGTGTGCTGCCCTCGATGGTCTCCGGCTCCACGCCGGAGGAGTGGGAGGCGTCCGCCACCGCAGCGCTGGAGTGGAAGGGCAAGCAGGCCGAACCGCCCGCGACCCCGCCCGCCACCCCGACCGTCCACGCGGCCGGCAACAACGGCGCACCGGCAGGCACGCCGGGGGACATCGATGCACAGATCGCCGAGGCCGAGAAGTCGAGGAACTTCACTCTCGCGATCGCCCTGAAGCAGCGCAAGGCCGCTGCGCAGAAGACCACCTGATCCCACCCTCTGAGAGGAAACCATCATGTCCGGAATCACCGGAATCGGCACGACTTGGTCGCTGCCGAACTACCACGGCGAGCTGATCGGGCTCACCCCCTACGACACCCCGCTGCTGTCGCTCGCCGGCGGCATCGCTGGCGGCAAGGAGACTAAGGCGGCCGCTTTCGAGTGGCAGGCCGAGGATCTCCGCGCCCCTGCGATCCGTGCCCGACTGGAGGGCGCCGACGCGCCCGACGCTGAGGCTCGGGTGCGTGCGAACTACGTCAACCAGTGCCAGATCTTCCAGGAGCAGGTCGCGACCAGCTACACCAAGCAGGCCGCAACCGCTCAGTACGCGACCGCGAACGTGGACGGCTCCGCGAACCCGGTCGTGGACGAGCACGCGCACCAGGTCGAGCTGGCGCTGAAGACCATCGCCCGTGATGTGAACTACGCCATGTGGCATTCGGTGAAGAACTCGCCGAGTGACAACACCGTCGCCCGCAAGATGGGCGGCCTGCTGTCGGTCATCCCTGCCGGGAACAAGTTCGGCGGGACCGTAGTGAGCGGCCTGTCCACCGGTGCTTCGGACATCATCTCGGAGACCGCCACCGGGCTCGCCAACAATGACCGGATCGTGTTCACCGCGCCCCCGGCCGAACTGCGGCACGACGTGGCCTACTACGTCGTGAACAAGGCGACCGACTCGTTCAAGGTCGCGCTCACCCAGGGCGGCACCGCGCTCACCGTGGGCACTGGTCAGTCGGGGATCGCCTACATCAAGGCGGCGACCGCCCTGACCGACACGCTCATCAACCAGCTGGCGCAGGCGATCTTCGACAACGGCGGCATCTCCGAGGGCGACACCGCGACCATGTTCGTGTCGTCCACGCAGAAGGCGAAGCTGACCGCGGTCTACGCTGCGCTGTACGGCAAGGCGAACACCTACGCCGGCACCCGCAACGTCGCCGGTCTGAACCTCCAGACCCTTCAGACCGACTTCGGGCTGCTCAACGTGGTCATCGAGCGGGCGCTGCCTGCCGATGCGATCGTGATCTCGTCCGCCGAGCAGTTGAGCCCGGTGTTCCTGTCCATCCCCGGCAAGGGCGTGCTCTTCGAGGAGGCGCTGGCGAAGACCGGCGCGGCCGAGAAGACGCAGATCTACGGCGAGATCGGGCTGGCTTACGGCAACCCGTTCGCGCACGGCGTGCTCCGCGGCCTCGCGCTCTAACCCCCAACCTCAGCACCCGCCCGGCGAGTCGCCGGGCGGGTGCTGACCCCCACGCCGAGGAGGTGCCATGGCCCACACTTTCGACCCGCCCTTCGCCACCACGGAGGACGCCATCACCCTCGGCTACACCGTCACAGCCGCCAGCCTCACCAAGGCATCGATCCGGATCCGCAACTACCTGCGCAGCGTCGGCTACCAAGACCCCGACCCGGTGCCGGACGGCCTGATCGATCTGACCTGCGCCATCGCCCAGCGCCTCGCCTCGATACCCAAGGCGGTCCTCGAAGGCCAGCAGCAGAAGCAGCAGACCTCCTCGCAATTCCAGCAGGGCGTGACCTACGGCTGGGACGCGTGGAAGGCCAAGTCCGGTCTCGACTCCGGCGAGATGGCCGAGCTGCGGCGGATGTACCCCGCCATGCCGCGGACGATCCCGCTCGGCTCCCCGGTCGATCTTCACTGCGGGGACGACCAGTGACCGTCCAGCGCCTCCGCCCCGGCACCAAGACCGACCCCTACAGCGGCCTGCCCGCCGGCCCCGACTGGTCCAACCCGACCGTCACCGATCTCCCCGGCTACGCGGTCGGCTGGCAGACCTCCGCCGAGAACCCCACCGTGAACCGCGACGAGCTGGCCTCGCAGGCTCGCCTCGTCCGGCCCGGTGGAGTCCCGCTGGTCGAGGTGCTTACCACCGACCGAATCCGCGCCAAGGGCCACGACTGGGACGTCACCAGTCACGCCATGACCGAGGAGTACATCGACCTACTCGGCGTCGGCCTGATCGACGGCCCCGACGCCGGGACCGTCTGGAACCTGACCCTGAGGGAGGGCTGACCCATGGCCGACCGCAAGCCCCGCGCCCGCAAGCCGCGCACCCAGCCTGCCCCCGTCGATCCCAAGACGGCGGCCCTGGCCATCGCCGCCGAGATCGCCCAGAAGCGAGCGGACGATGGCGCGCGGTGACCGCTTCGAGTGGAACATGGCCGGGCTGATCGACCTCTCCAACGAGGTGCTCGAAGCCGACTGCATCCCGCTGGCCAAGAAGGTCGCCGACACCGCCCGCAGCACGGCACCGGTCGCGGACGGCGACTACAAGGCATCCATCCATGTCGAGACCGACAAGCGCACCAGCGAGAACGACTGGGCGCACGCCTACGTGGTCGCCGACGCCCCGCACGCCGGCTACGTGGAAGCCCGGACGGGGACGCTGCTGCGCGCCCTGAACTCGGCGGGCTGACATGTCCGCGGAGACCGGGGCAGCCCTGGCGGAAGCACTGGCGGCGCACATCTCCGACGAACTCGGCGGGCGCATGTGCTCCGGCTGGCTGCTCATCGGGTCCGCAGTCAATGGCGACCAGGTGGGCAACGGTGGCGCCAGCTACCACTACGAGACCATGCCCGGCCAGCCCTACCACGCAAGCGTCGGCCTCGCGGTGCTGCTCGAACGCTGGCTGAGCCCCACCGACTTCGGCGACGAGGAGGGCTGACATGTCGGTCACCTACGAGCCGCTGCCGATCGAGCCTCCCGACCTGGAGATGCTGATCGCCGCCCACCTCCGCAGCGTCAACACCCGCCCGGGCACGCTGATCGGCCGCCAGTTCCCCAGCGCGATGAAGGATCCACTGACCGGCAAGCCCCTCGCGCTGCCCTTCGCTCTCTCCGGCACCACCTACACCGCCGCCGTGGTGATCCGCGACGACGGCGGACCGTGGCCGAACCGGACGCTGAGCGCCATCGTACTCGGTGCCCGCGACGCCGACTACTCAGCGACCCGCGCCCTGGCCGTCTGGGTCGCCTCCCGCCTGTCCGCCCTCGCCGTGCAGGACGGGCTCCCCATCGCCGCAGTGACCACCATCCGCGGCCCCCTGAGCGTGGTGGACAACCCACCCGAATTTCACACCACCGCCGACCTCGTGGTCGTCGGGTAACAGAAAGGACGCCACCATGGCGAACCCCAACGACGTCGGTTACCCGACCGGCGGAATCACCGCGATCGCTCTGCGCAGCGCGGCGAGCCCCAGCAAGATCCAGATGGCCGACCCGAACTTCGCGATCACCAGCCTCCCCGGCTGGCTGGTCGTCGGCCTGCGCGCCGCCGATGGCGGACCGCAGTGGAACGAGGAGCCGGCCACCCCCGAGGAGACCTACGAGGAGGGCTACAAGTTCTCCCCGCAGAACGGCTCGGTCTCCTGCACCCAGACGCTGGTCGAGCAGAATCTGGCCGTGCTGAGCCTGCTCCGCGGCGTCACCTACGTCGACGGTGTGGCCGACATCGACATCGACCGCATCGTGGAGTGCAAGGTCTACACCGAGGACCGGCTGCGCACCAAGACCGGCGACAAGCTGGAGCGCTACATGGCGCCGCTGGCCACCGTCACCGGCCTGACCTCGAATCAGAAGGCGCGCGGGTCGATGGCCAACCGGCCGATCACCATCACCGCCGACCGCTCCGACGAGTTGGAGAGGCGTGCCCACTACCGGCACGCGATCGTTGACGCCGACGACACCCCCGAGCCGGTCATCCTGGCCGTCACCCCGGCGGGTCAGGCGATCGGTGAGCAGGTCGTCATCTCCGGTCGCCACTTCACCGGCATGTCCGGCGTGACGATCGACGGCAACGCGGTGGTGTCGCCGATCCTGGCCGGTGACGACATGATCGTCGCGACCATCCCGGCCAGCTCGGTCGGCGAGGCCGAGGTGATCGTCACCACCACGGACGGCACCAGCGAGCCCTACACCTACACGGTCGGCGTCTGATGGCGGCGACCCGCAGGCGCACCCCGGCGGCGGCCAAGGCTGCCGCCGGGGACGCCCCCGCCCGCCCCGACTTCGAGGTCATCGGCGATGAGCTGGTCTGCCACACCTACGGCGACCTGCGCCTGTCCCTGGTCATCCCCATGGCCCGCTACCAGGCCTTCCTCGACATCAACGCGGACGCCACCCAGTGGCCCGACCAGATCGCCGCGTGGAAGTCCCAGGTCATGCCCGCCGAGGTCGTGGAGGCCATCGACAAGGAGGCGGAGAAGGACTTCGCCGCCGGTTTCGCCCTGGCCCGCCAGTGGGCACTCGGTCTCGACGTGAGGCTGGGAAAAGCCCTCTCCTGATCGGCTGCTGGGCAGAGTTCCGAGGTCCGCTCGTCCACGACCTGCGGGCACTCGGAATCTCCCTGTGGCAGCCGATCGCCTACGACGAGGCCGAGCTGCTGGTCACCGAACTGCTCGCCGGCGACACCCGGCTAGCCCGAGCGCTCGCCTCGCTACCCACACCGGTCAGCAGTGAGCAGCAGCAAGCCACTGACGAGACCATGGCCGACTACCGGAAGCGGTACGGGCTCTAGGACTTCCGGACTGCGGCAGCGATCAGTAGCGCCACGCCGACGAGGATTGAGATCGCGGCAAGCGCTCCAGGGAGTATCGCCGCCTGCATGCCTGCCATCGCCCCGGCGGCTTCGGCGGCAGACATGCTCGCCCCCTGAAGGGCGGCGCTGAACATCTCAACGGACTCGGCATGGCTGTAGGCCTGTCGCGCGAACGCGATGCAGATCAGGCCGACCACCACCAGGCCAGCGCCCAGCTTCAACAGTGACGGGCGAGTCATCCCCACAGCGTACAGACGGGAGGTGTCGCGCGTGACCGAAATTGCCGTCCGCTACGTGACGATCGCGCCGAAGATCGCCACCGGATTCTCGTCCGAGATCAACGCGGCCGTGGGCAAGGGTGCGGCGCAGGCTGGCAGGTCAGCGGGGAAGCAAGTCGGTGACGGCCTCGATCACGGCGTCAAGCAGTCCGCGAGCAAGGTCGGGACCGCCTTCAAGAGCGTGGTCACTGGAGCCCTTGTGCTCGGCGGGATCAGCGCCGTCTCGGGATTTGTCCGGAAGTCGGTCGATGCATTCTCAGAGTATGAGGACGCTGCCGAGGCGGCCAAGGTGGTCTTCGGTGACTCGATGAAGTCGATCATGGCGCAGGCGAACTCCGCCGCCGCTACCATGGGCATGAACAAGGCCCAGGTCATCGACGCCAGCAACACCTTCGGCACCCTCGGCAAGAGCGCCGATCTCGCAGGCGACGATCTGGCTGGATTCTCGACGCAGATGACCTCCGTGGCGGCGGACCTGTCGAGCTTCAAAGGCGGATCTCCGGAGGAAGCAATCCTCGCAGTGGGCGCCGCGCTGCGTGGCGAATCCGAGCCGATCCGCCGCTACGGCGTGCTGCTCGACGACATGACCCTCCGCCAGCAGGCGCTGAAAATGGGCCTGATCGAGAGCGTCAAGGAAGGGCTCACCCCCCAACAGCGCGTCCTCGCTGCCCAGGCCGAGATCCTCAAGCAGACCACTGACGCGCAGGGTGATTACCTGCGCAACGCCGACTCGACCGCGAATGTCCAGAAGCGCCTGGCCGCGGAGTCGGCGAATCTCAGCATCGACATCGGAGAGAAGCTCGCCCCCGCGATCGTGTCGGCCCAGAAGGCAGGGATCACCTTCCTGCGCTGGGTGACCGACAATCAGGAGCGCCTCGTCCCGCTGGTCGCGACGGTCGGTCTGGCTACCGCCGCCATCGGCGGATTCGTGGCCGTCGCCAAGGGAGTGGAGGCCATAAAGGCCGCCCGGGTGATGATCCAGGGTCTCGGCGACGCCTATGCGCAGATGTCCACCAAGGCGCGTGTGGCCACAGCCTCAGCGGGTGCGATCGGTATCGCACTCACCGCCGCGGCGGTCGTGTATGGCGTCTTTGCGCAACGGAACACTGAGTCCGCCATCGCCGTGGACGAGTTCACCGAGGCGCTGGAGGCCAGCAATGGCGCGCTCGACACCAACATCTCGAAGATCGCGCAGAAGCTGCTCATGGACCGCGGTGCTATCTCGGCGGCCGAGGATCTGAATATCAACCTGGGCACCATGACGCAGGCTGCCCTCGGCAACGCTGACGCCATGAAGGAGGTCGGCGACCGCCTCGCCGAGGTCCGCCAGGCAGAGGTCGAGGCCATAGCCGCCACCGGCGGCATGGATCTCTCGATGTCCAGCGCCGAACAGTCGGCAGGGATATTGGAGGATGCACTAGGCCGGACATCAACCGAGCTACAGCAGGCGGTCGAGAAGCAGCGCCAGATGGCTACTGCCGCCGACGAGGCAGAACGCAAGCAGTCCACCCAGATCACCACGACTGCCACCGCGAAGATGACCTTCGAGGAATACACGAAGGCGATCAACGGCAGCTACAACGCCCAGCTCAAGCTGGCCGGCTCCGAGCGTGCTGCCGAGGCGGCGATCGACGAGGGGGCCGAGCGGATCGCTGAGTGGACCGCCGAACTCACCAAGAAGTACGAGGAGGAGATCAAGGCGACCGCTGCGGCGAAGGGTCGCAAGATCTCTGACGAGGAGGCCGGAAAGCAGGCCGAGAAGCGCGCGAACAAGGAAGTCAAGGCGGCCATCGCGTCGGGCGAGGCGCTGGACATCAACACTGAGGCCGGGCGCAAGAATGAAGAGGCGCTGCACGCCATCGCTGACACCACCCTTGCCGCAATGGCGGGAATGACCGACCTAGATATCGCGTCCGGCAAGGCGGCCGAGCGGGCGGAGCGCGGGCGCGAGGAGTTTCTGAAGCTCGCGGAGAAGCTGGGCGTCGGTGCGGAGGAGGCCGAGGACCTCGCCGAGAAGCTGGGCCTGGTCAAGTCGAAGACCGTCGCCTTGACGGTCGATGTGAAGTGGAGGGGCACACAGGTCCGCATCTCCTCAACCGGGCCGACCCTCAAAGCGGCTGGCGGCGCGATCCGCGGGCCTGGCACGGGCACCTCCGATGATGTGCCGATCCTCGCCTCGAATGGCGAGTGGGTGATCAAGGAGAAGTCGGCCCGCTACTACGGCCCAGCGGTGATGGACGCCATCAACCAGGGCCGGATCCCGCGCGAGGCCTTCGCCGGCAAGTACGCATCCGGCGGGCCGGTGATGCCGACCTACAAGGGCCACTCGCTGGACTGGTGGGATGACTACCTGCTCACCGATCTGGAGTCCACCCGGCTGCAGATCCGAATCAAGGACTTGAAGGCCAACCTGGCCGAGAAGGAGACCTACTACACCGGCAAGGGCAAGAAGCGCAAGAAGAAGAAGCGGTACAAGCTCCGCGACCTGGAGCGCACCGAGGCCCAGCTGGAACTGAAGGAGGCTGAGGAGCAGCTGCGTCTGGCGAAGGATGCCGCGAAGGTCAACGCCAGCACGTCCGGGACTATCGCCGAGCAGATCGCCCGCTACGAGACCCAGCAGAAGCTCGCCGAGGATGCCGCCGCGTCCTGGCAGTCCGCCGCCGCGGCGCTCGGCAAGGGCAGCTTCGGCAGCGCGCTGTCCGGCTCGTGGAAGGCGCACCGCGACGCCGCCGGAAACACTTGGTACAGCGGATCGAGCGCCGTGGATGTGGACGCGCTGAATAGGCAAAGGTCTGCCGAGGGCGACGCCGCGCTGGCCTTCCTGGTCAAAATCGACAAACTTCGGCAGATGGGCGCCCCGAAGCGCCTGGTCGACGACATCCTCGCGCTGGGCCCCGTAGAAGGCTCGCGGGTGGCTGACGCCTACCTGGCCAAGCCGGCGGCGATCCAGGGCGCGAACGACGCTTACGACAAGATAGCGATGGCTCAGTCCGGCATGGAGGCACTCGGAGCGCTGGCCGGGGAGAAGGCCGCGGTCACCGTCAACGTCACCACGGTCAACCCCCAGGCCGAGAAGCCCAGCGAGACGGTGAACAGGGCTCTCCAGTACGCCGCGCAGATCGGGGTGGGTGTCTGATGGCTCCGTACATCTCATGGCGGATCAACGGCATCGACCTGCCGCCGATCGCTCGGGTGTCGTCGCCGCGCGCGAGCGTCTCTACACGCAGGTCGCCAATCGATATCCCCGGGCGGCATGGGGTGGTCGATCAGGGTCTGCCGCAATTCGCCGAGACCCTGATCACCCTGACCATTGAGACCACAGCCGGATCCCAGGCCGCCGTCGAGGCAGCGATTGCCAAGCTCAACGCGCTACTGAGCGGGCCGTCGATCGTGATCACTCGCGTCGCGGGTGGCTTCTCGGCCTCGGGGCCAGCGCGCCTGGTATCGATCTCGCCTGGACGACACGCTCCGAGCGTCTGGCAAGAGATGACTGCCGTGCTGGCAATCCCTGCGGGGATGCTCTCCGGACCGCCCTCGGCCGGCACCCCGCTGGCTTTCTCGGCGAACCTGACCAACGCTCTGCTGCCTCATCTCCAGGGCTCATCGGCCCCGATCACGGACGCGATCGTGCGTTTGAAGGGTCCGCACGCCGGTGCCTTCTCGATCACTGATGTGGCGACGGGGACTGGTCTGTCTCAGTCGCCGGTGTCGCTGTCCGACTCGCAGTACCTGTATATGGACGCAGGTCGCTTGCGGTCGTGGTTCTCCGCCAACGCCTCGGCCTGGGCCGGGGGCGGCACGGACGCGTCTGCGACCCTCGACTATCCGGGTCCTGGCCCTCTGCAGTTGTGGCCGGTGGTGGAGCCGGCGGTGGGTGATGCGTCGTTCGCTGCGGCGTCGGAGCCGAGGGTGCGGATCGGTGCGACGGGTGGGTCTGGCCGGACGTCAGCGACGGAGTTGGCGGTGTACGCGGGGAGGAGCTTCCTGTGACCTTCGATGCGCGCTTGGTGGCCTACCTCCCCGGTACGGAGACTCGGCTTCGACACCTGCCCGAGCCACTGTCCTGGGAGGCCAGCTTCCCGCACAACGATGTGAGCGCCCTTCGACTGACTTACTCCGGGCTGGCGCTGGGTGGTGACGTGCTGTCCCGCACCCTGGAGCAGGGTGTGGACATGGCAGTCCAGATCGACTGCGGCAGCGGCTGGGAGGAGCCGGATGGGGGCCGCTTCCTTCTGGTGCGTCGGGATGTGAATCCGGCAGATCCGTCCGAAACCCACACGCTGACCGCGCCCGGGTATGGCTGGCTGCTGGGTAAGGCTAACGCGGGTCGCCTCGAAATGCTGGAGACCGGTGGCGACTTCGCCGGCCAGCGGCTCGTCGAGGCCGCGAACCCGGGCAAGATCATGGCGACCTTCGCCGCGGAGTACCTGATGCGGCACTCCGCGCCGGCCGCGTGGGGCTGGGACTTCGATGCCTCGGTGGATTCGGCGTCGGTGGCCTGGCCGGTCTTCGATCCGCCGCGGGCGGTGCCGTATCCGCCGGAGAAGACCTTGGCGGAGATCCTGGCCGGTCTGGTGTCGATGGAGTGGTGCGACTGGCGGATGCGCGGCCGGATGCTGAAGCTGTGGGTGCGCGATTCGCAGTTCGAGAACCGGGCCGCCGATGTGAAGCTGCGGCTCGGTGTCGACATCGGTGATGCGCCCTCGACGGAGACGATCGAGGACGCCGCCGGCTACACCCTGGCTTTCGGCGAGGGGTCGGTGGTCACGTCGATTCGTGACGCGGCGGCGCCGTCTGTGTGGGGGGTGTGGGAGGCCGTCTCGAAGGTGGGTGGGGCGACCACGGTGGCGGATGTGCAGTCGGCGGTCGCCGGGGAGGTGGCCTACCGTGCTCGGGCCGCTGGCCAGTACACCCGCACCCTACTGCTGCACGGCGCGCAGGTCCTGCCGTGGCGCGACTATGTGCCTGGTGATGTGGTGGCTGCTCCGGCCTCCACCACTGAGCTGGTGGCGATGCGGGTGCAGCAGGTCACGCTGTCGAGGGACGGCCAGGGCAATCTCGGCGGCTCGGTGGTGCTCAATGACCGGATGGTGCCGGGCGATCTGCGGGTGGCTCGGCGGCTGTCGATGCTCACCGGCGGGAGCCCGGCAGCAACCGGCCGGATCCCGACTGTGCCCCCGCGGCTCATCCCGAAAGCACCGACCGACCTCGCGCTGACCACGAATGCCTGGTGGAACTACGGGGTCTCCCGCGCGACGGTCGGGGCGACATGGACGCCGGTCACCCAGAGCACCGAGGGCAAGCCGATTGTCGTCTCGTCCTACCGGGTGCGGGTCACACCGGTCGGCATCGAAGCGAGTGCGGCGACCGCGTCGGCGACGATCGCCGACCTGCCGACCGGGACCACTGTGCAGATTCAGGTCGCCGCGGTCTCCGATCAGGGAGTGCAGGGTGCCTGGTCGAGTGTCGCCGGGATCTCCACCGCCATCCCACCCAACACTCTGCTGCCGCCCACGGCGCTGGCGCTCACGACCGGTGATGGGCTGGCGCGCGCCACCTGGGACGGCAAACTCCAGGCACCCCCGGCCGCGCCGGTCGATCCGCCCGGCCACATGGACCGGATCATCGTACTGTCCGCGCCGGCGGCTGCTGGTCCGTGGTCCCCGGCAGGCTCGATCCATACCGTCGGGGGGTCATGGCTGATCCCCGGCGATGTCGGCCAGACGGTCTATGTGCGTGGCGTGGCGGTAGACCGAGCCGGGAACCAGACCGGGCCGGGCCCGATCACCTCGATCACGATCACCTCCTGGGTGACCACCGCTGTGGCCACCGCCCAAACCGCAGCGAACAACGCGCTCGCGGCAGCGGCCACCGCCCAGACGACCGCGGACGGCAAGAACCGCATTCGGACGTCCACGACCCAGCCGGCGACACCCACGGGCGGGTGGGTGCAAGGCGATCAGTGGTACGTCAAGCACGCCTCCCAGGATCAGGTGACATCGATCCGCATCTGGAACGGGACGTCCTTCGTGCCATACGGCCTGGCGGCAGATTCGGTGCTGGTGCCCGGCTCGGCCGGCACGATCAGCCTCGCGAACGGCGCGGTGACCGCCCCGAAACTGTTCGTGGACCAGGCGATGGTCAACGCGCTGGCGGTCGACTCGCTGTGGGCGGGGAAGATCAAGGCACCCTGGATGCAGGTCGACCAGGCGATGATCGACGCCCTCACCGTCAGCACCAACCTGTGGGCCGCGAAGATCCAGACCCCGATGCTCGCGGCCGGCGCGGCGACCGTGGACAAGCTGTCCGTGGCCGCGCTGACCATGAACGCGGTCGCCAACGGCGAGTTCGAGGATGGGATGGCCGCGTGGATCCCGAGCAACAGCAGCGGCAACAGCACATACGTCAACGCCAAGGGGGCGGGCGACCGCGGCGTGGGCGGGTTCTACATGGTTCTCAATCGGGCTTCGGGCGCGCCTCAGGCCGCGGTCATGAACGCCAAGTGGGTTCCAGTCACCGCTGGTGAGCGGTTGGCATGGTCCATGGCAGCTTACTTCTCAACCGCGACGGCCAGGCTGTACTACCGTCTCCGCTGGCGCAATAGCGACGGCACCGATCAGGGATACACCGACCTGGTCGACCTGCTCAACGGGTCGGCAGGATGGGCCGAGAGGTCGGGCATCGTCCAAGTGCCCGCCAACAACAACATCAAGTACGCCGAAGTCCAGCTGATCAACTACAGCGGCACCGCGCCCGCTGACTACATCTCCGTGGACTACGTCAGACTCACCAAGGCGATCGTCGGTGACATGCTCGTCGACGGCGCGATCGACGGCAAGACGGTCACCGGCGGGATCGTGCAGACCGCGGCCTCAGGCCCGCGCGTCGTGATGGACACAGTCGGCCTGCGAGGGTGGGGCGTCGGCGTCACCCCGAACTGGCTCCTCGATGGCACGGCGCTGAGCTTCGATCATGGCTTCGTCGCCGGAGATGACGACGGTGTCGGCCTGTTCGAGAACTCGGGGCGGTCCCTGCTGGTCACCAGCACCGGCATTCAGTTCAGCGAGCCCGACACGACCAGCAGTTCAGCGAACGCCTACCTGCAATCCTCCGCCGGGCGCCGCCGCCTGATCCGCTCTACCTCGGTGCGGGCCGCGAAACGCCACATCACCGACGCCGTGACCGGCAAGCTCAAGGACACCCCCGCGCCGTCCGGGTTCCTCGCGCTCCGGCCGCGGACATGGTACGACCGTAGCGAGATGGAGGCGGTCGGTCTCGATCCAGACACAGCCACCGAATCCGACTGCATCGCTGCCGGGCTGCGCCGCATCCCCGGCTTCATCGCCGAAGAGGTCGAGCCGGTCGATCCGCTGTACTGCACCTACGACCAGACCCCGAACGGGCCGGTACTGTCCGGCGTCGCCTACGACCGCCTCACGGCCGCGATCCACCCCGTCCTCGCCGACCTCGCCGCACGCGTCCAGGCACTCGAATCCACCCGATAGGAGAGACCACCATGACTCAGGCCCCGACCGAGCAGATCCCCGCCGAGCACCTCCTCGCCGCGCACACCCAACGCGAGGTCGAGCTGGCCCAGCAGGCCTTCGACCTGGGCCAGCAACTCACCGATGCCCGCGCGCGGGTATCGGCGCTGACCGCCCTAGTCGAGGAGCTGAAGGCGCAGATCACCCAGATGCAGACCGACACCCCGGACCCCGCGGCCGAGCCCGAGGCCCCCGATCCGGAGCCGGGCAGGACCCGCCGACGCTGACCACCCGGAGACCTGACATGCGCCACCTCATCCACCGCCACATCGGGGTCCGCGCCGAGGGCATGATCCTCGCCGCCGCGATCTGGATACTGGTCGGCGTGGGCGTACTGACCGGCCCCTCCCCGACCCTGACACCCTCGGTCTGGCACCTGGCCTTCCCCGCCTGGGTACGGATCGCGCTGTGGTGGATACCCGCGATCATCGCCGTAATCCTCGCCCCCTCCGAGCGGCTATCCCGCTGGGGACTGGCCGCACTCACCCTGCCGCCGGTCATCCAGGGCTGCTCCTACCTATGGGCATGGGCCATGGACTGGATCCCCGGCCCACCCCCAGGCGACCCACGAGGCTGGCTCTCGGCCTGCTACTACGCCCTCATGGTCGCCTTCATCGTCCTACTGGCCCACATCCCAGCCAGCGTCCGCGCACCCCTCACCGGGAGGCGGAGGTGACCTGGGACCAGCTATGGCCATCCATCGTCATCGGCCTCATCGGGCTCGCCGGGGTGATCTACACCGCCCGCACCGGTAGACGCTCCACCGAGCAGGGCAGCCAGGTCGAACTGATCGGCACCCTCATGGAGCGGATCAAGACCCTGGAGACAGGCCAGCAGGAACTCTGGCGACTACGCGAGGAGGACGCCAAAACCAAGCGCGCCCAGGGCGACCACATCGACACCCTGGAGCACCACATCTGGCAGCAACTCCCCCCGCCACCGCCCGCCCGCCCAGCAGGCGTCTGACACCAACCAACCACCAAGCCCCGGCACCGTCCGGGGCTTTCGCAATTCCTGGAGGACTCCATGCCCGATGACACCGACCGCACCCTCGACGCCGACCTCGGTGAGACCACCGACGACCCCGGCACTCCCGCCGGCGTGGTCGAGATCTCCACCGACTGGGAAGAGCCGACCGACGACGAGACCGAGGAGGACCAGTGACCGCCACCGCCGCGCAGTACGCCGCCCTGGCCGCCCAGCAGGTCGGCAAGCGCTACGTCCTCGGCCAGCCCGTCCCCTACAAGGGCGGCAATCCCTCGGCGCATGACTGCAGCGGGCTCATCATTTGGCTGAACAACCAGACCGGCGCGTTCGTGATGGGCGACGACACCGCGGCCGGGCTGTACAACCGCTCGAAGGCGGTCAAGGGTGAGCCCGCAGTGGGCGACTGTGTTTACCTCCGCAACAACCCGGCCCGCTCCAACGGCATCGGCCATGTGGCTGTGCTCACGCAGAAGCTCTCGAACGGTGACTGGCGGATCATCGAGGCGCGCGGCAAGTCATCCGGCGTCGTGGCCACCACGCTCAGCTACTGGAAGACCCGCAAGTACTACGCCGGGATCCGGCGCCTGCCTGGCTTCAGGCTGGCCAGCGCCACACCGGCGCCACCGAAGCCCGGCAAGGTCACGAAGCTGTGGGTGACCACCTACAACTGCCTGGCCGACCGGCCAGGGTGGGGCGGCAAGGTCGGAGACGACAACAAGGTGATCGCCGCCGCGGCGGCCTCGGTCTACCTGCTCACTGAAGCCACC